CGGTTTATCACGCCTTGGCCTATCACATCTGCCCGAAACTCACTCAGTTCTCAGGAGCAGAACCAGACAAGTTCCAAGTGATGATGCAGTATTATCAAGGTCGCTTTGAGCATGAGATGGATCTCATCTTGCGTGAAGGTGTTCGCTATGACCTAGACGATGACAGCTCATATGAACGCACTGAAACACAGTCAGTGAAACCTCTGAGATTGGTTAGATAATGGCACAGAATCTACGTGAACAGATAGCAGACAACATCATCACTGTGCTCAAAGACATGGATGATCCTTCACCAGTCCTGGTCACACGCGAGCCATTCGTGGTGCAGGAGTTGGCCATCACGCAGTTTCCAGCCATACTGGTCACAGCAGTCACAGAAGAAAGATCAACCATAACCATGGGAATCCCGGGAGCGGGTCGCAGGCAGGGAACCATACAGTTCCGCATCCAAGGCTTTGTGAGAGGCACAGAACTGGATCTCAAACGCAATGATCTCATTGAACGCATAGAAGAAGCGTTGGATGGAGATCGTTACAGAAGTTTAACTGCCTCGGGTGTCACAGACAGCCAGATCACAGTCATAGAAGTCATTGAGCGTCAGCCTCCATTGGCAGAGATCTCAGTGACCTTTGAAGTCAAATATCATTATCTAAGGACAGCCACATGAAGATACACTTAACCAAGCGAGGTATGACAAGATACTGTCAGCCCACAGAATTAGAACAGATGAAATCAGCAGGATGGACACCAGTCACATCTGCACCAGAACAGGTTAGAGAAGAGGTTATTCGTCTCAAGCCCCCGGTGAAGTCTAAGGCGACCGTAACAGCCGTAGAAGCAGCCAATATTACTAATAAAGGAGACGAATAATGGCCATATTAACAGGTAACAACGGCGTCGTAAAATTAGACGCATCAGTAGGTGGTAGCGTAGCAGTTATCGCCGCAGTAAGAAACTTTTCAGTTGAACTCACACGTGACACAATTGAAACAACCACAATGGGTGTGGATGTAAGAACATATCTGAATGGACTAAGTTCATTCTCAGGTTCAGCTGACATCTACTTTGATCCTTCAGAGTTTGACGGTGCAGAAAGCACTTTCAATCCCACTGCAGGTCTTGTAGGTGCTTCAGGTGTTGCAGTAAAACTATACATTCAAGAAAACTATTCATCTACATCAGACTACGCATTCACAGGCAATGTGATCGTAACTGGTTACACTGTGAATTCGTCTTTTGATGGTATGGTAGAAGCAAGTATTTCCTTCCAAGGAACTGCTGCCACAACATTCTCAACCACTGCTGTATAATGAATCTTAAGATAGAGGTCCGCGGTGTTGCTGATACCCTTAAACAGGTAGAACAGGATTACCGCGGCTTTCTGGAGCGAGTAGCAGATACGATTGTCACAGAAGCACCCAAGTTCACACCCAAACGCACCGGCAGGGCCGCGGCAGGTTGGGAAAAGAAAATGGAGAAGGATAACTTCTCCGTAGAGAACAATGTGCCTTATGTGGGCTACCTAGAAAAACCGTATGTCAAAAGCAAACAAGCCCCAAGGGGTATTATTGGCCCCACACTAACCTCTGTCAAAGGAAAATTAAAATGAGTAAAGTATTAGATAAAGCAACCAGCCACTTCCGTGAAAAGATCAGTGGTGAAATGAAAAAGATCCATGTTCCTGAATGGGAATGCGACATCTATTTCAAACCAACACTGACACTAAAAGAACAAGGCAAGCTCATAGAGTTGGCCAGTCAAGGAAAACAAGTAGAGGCTTTATGTGAAAGTCTCATTGTCAAAGCCCGTAACCAAGACGGCTCCAAGATGTTCAATTTTGCTGACAAGGCTGCATTGCTGAATGAAGTAGATCCAAGTGTGATAATCCGTGTTGTTGGTGAGATCAACTCTGCCAATGATGAAGAACAAGATTTGGAGAAGATAGAAAAAAACTAATAGGAGATCTGGATCTCATGTTTGCCTGTAGATTGGCAAAAGATTTAGGTCTCACATTAGAGCAGGTGTTTGAAATGACCACTATAGAGTTTCGCACATGGGTGGCATTCTATAATTGGGAACACAAAGAAATGAAGAAAGCACAACAGAAATCAAGGAGCAGATAGTGGCTGAAACACAGATTAAGATCACGGCGGATACTAAAAGTGCCGAACGTGCCATTAGCAACCTTGAGTCTGCACTAAAAGACCTAGACAAGGTCAGTGGTGTTGTTGGCAGTGCGTTGGCTGCACTTACTGCCGCTGGTGCTGGTGTGGCCATTGCATTCAAGTCAGTGGCAGACAGTGTAGGTGAACTGGCTGACATTGGCAAAGCCTTGGGCATGACAGCACAGCAGTTGGGTTATCTACGTCAGTCAGCACAGTTAGCAGGTGTTGGTGCAGATGAACTTAATGGAGCACTGTTTAGACTTCAGGGCAACATAGGTGATGCACTGCTGAAAGGCACTGGTCCTGCCTCAGATGCCTTAGAAAGACTGGGGCTCAGTGTTCGTGAACTTTCAACACTGCCTGCAGATCAGCAGATAGCCAAGATCACAGAACAACTGAGAGAGATACCTAATCCAGCAGAGCGTTCAGCACTGGCCATTGATTTACTGGGCAAACAAGGTCCAAGACTGTTGGAAGTCGCTGACAATGCGGCTCGTATCGCTGAAGAATCCAAAAAGATGGGCATTGCACTCAGTGACCTTGATGTTCGTAACTTTGAGAAAGCAGGTGATGCCATTGATGAACTTACATTCATTGCACAAGGTGTGTTGAAATCAGCATTGGCAGAACTGTCACCTTACATCATAGCCATAGCACAGAGTCTGGCAGATGCCGCCAAAGAAGGTGGTGGAGTAGGCAATATCATCCGTGAACGGGTCATACCTGCTATCAGGATCGCCACACAGGCTGCTGCCATATTGGCCACTTACTTTGTAGCAGCCAAACTCACAGCAGGAGTTATCGCAGCCACAGCAGCCATGATCAAGATGTATCAGGCCATCAAACTTGCTACCACAGCCTCAGCCATGTTGAATGCTGTGTTGGGCAAGAATCCATTATTAAAGATCGCTGGAGCAGTGGCTGGCCTATTCACTGCGGCAGTGGTAGTAAATGAGATAGGTGATGCATTTGATGAGCTGGACAAGAAAGCCGCTGCCATCAATGCCAACACACAGACTGAACTGAAAAAAGAAGCAGAAATCAGAAAGCAGATTGGCACAGAAGCAGAAAAGCCCAATCAAGAACAACAAAAGGCCTTGAAGGCTCTTGAACAGACCATTAGCAAACTAGAACAGAGTGCTAAATTTGAACAAGAGAAATTGTCTATCGGTGAAGCACAGGCCAACATCAATAAACTGATCCGTGAAGAAGAAGAAAAACTTGCGTTGGTCAAAGCCAGCATGACTGCCAAAGACAAGCAGAGAATCACTGATGCTTACCTGAGTCTTGAAGCAACCAAACAACAGGTTTCAATAACCAAGGCTCTTGAAGGTCTTGAAACAGAAAGACTGGGCCTCACCATCGAAGACAAGAATCAGAAACAGATCACATTGGCCATCCGTGCCAAAGAATTAGAGTTTGGTCGCAGTCTCACAGCACAAGAACGAGAACAACTTACCACTGCTATACAGAAAAATCAAGAAGCAGATCAGACACGTCAGATTACCACTGCTCTCAAGACCTTGGACAATGAAAGACTGTTATTGGCCATATCAGACAAAGATCAGCGTGAAGAACAACGTCAGATCATGACACTGCAAGAACAGTTAGGTAGAAATCTCACAGCCACTGAACGCGAAAGATTAACCAACAGCATCAAACTCACACAACAGGCTCGTGAACAGGCTGGTATTGCTGAAGCCATAACCAACTACACCAGAGAACAGACTGAATTAGAAAAGATCAATCGTGGTATCAATCTACAGAAAACCTTGGGTGGTGGCATGTTAGGTGGTGTTACCAGCGAAAAAGAATATCAGCGTGATCAAGACGCACTGCAATCCATGCTGGATAATAAGTTGATTTCAGAACAACAATATTATGCTCAGCGTGAAGAGTTGGCCAGATCCTATAATCTCAAGATTCAAGAACTTGAAATGAAACGCATTGAACAAGTATTGATGGCAGAGAAGTCAGGCATGGCTGCTGTGATGAGTGACAAGGATCGTGCAGTGATACAGGCAGTGGGTCAACAAGAACGTCAGCGTGCCATTGTGCAAGAACGCATCAACTTTGAAAAGAAATCAGAACTAGAAAAAGTTGGATTTGCTTTGGAACAAGGTGCTGTGATGTTCAACGCCCTGGGAGCCCAGAACAAGAAGGCATTTGAAGCAGCCAAGGCATTCAACCTTGCCAATGCCATTATGAATACCTATATGGCAGTGACCAAAGCACTGGCCACATATCCATTCCCATTCAGCTTGATAGCCGCAGGTGGTGCATTGGCATTTGGTCTTGCACAGGTGGCACAGATCCGCAGTCAATCATACAGTGGTCGTGCTCTAGGTGGACCAGTAATGGGTGGTAAGCCATACATAGTCGGTGAATCAGGTCCAGAACTGTTCACACCCTCAACCACTGGTTCGATAACTAGAAACAGTGACCTACAAGGTGGCGGTGGTGTTACCAATGTCAACTTCACCATAGTGGCCAATGACACCACAGGCTTTGATCAACTGTTGGCATCACGCAAAGGTGTCATACAACAGATCATCGCAGACGCGATGTTAGAAAAAGGTAGAAGGAGCATGGTATAATGGCTGATCTAGCAACGCAATATCCAGCATCACCAAGTTTTGAAAGCATCAACTTCAAGACAGTAACACCCACACAGGTCACAGGCACCATGAGTGGCAAAGTTCGCCGTATTGGTATGGGCCTAAGTTATTACACTTGGGAAATCAAGTATCCCAGTCTTACTAGACTGCAGGCAGGCACAGTCAAAGGTTATTTGGCACAGGCACTAGGACCACAGTTTAGTTTTGAGATCGTGCTGCCTAAACTCAGCACCAGTGCTCTAGCCACACAGACTTCCAGCACCTGCAGAACATCGGCCACAGCAGCCATAGGATCTACTTCTGTGACACTGACAAACTGTGGTAACACACAGAATGTTTTGGCAGCAGGCGACTTCTTTAAATTCAACAACCACACCAAGGTGTATATGTGTGTGGCACCTTGCACAAGTAATTCAGGAGGCACAGCCACTCTGTTCTTTTCAGGACCATTAGTCAGTGCTGTGCCGTCATCAACCAACTTGACTATTACTGCGGTGCCATTCACTGCCATACTGTCTGCACCTGAACAAGAGTTTGATATAGGCTATGGTGGCATATCAAGTATGAGCGTGTCTATGCGAGAAACATTCTAATGAAAGCATTTGCAAGCACAGCCAACAAAGACGAATACTATCGCGATCATACCATATCAGTTGATTGTGTAGAACTGCATCTCAAGACCACTGCTGGTGGCAGTGACACACTATATCTATGCAATGGTGGATTTGATGTCACCTTTGATT